AGACACATCACAATATACTGAAGGTAAGATTCAATCTACAACCTTTAGAGCATTCGATCCTACACAGGAAGAAGAAACTTACAGTATGATTACAGCAAACAGATTCTGGTCACAGATATTTGGTATTGCTTTCTCTAACAAGAGATTCTTACACTTCCTTATGTTGTTCGTACCTGTCATGGGTATGTGGACATCATCTATAGGTATTGTAGGTCTTGCACTTAACCTCAGAGCATACGACTTTGTATCTCAGGAGATAAGAGCAGCAGAAGACCCAGAGTTCGAGACTTTCTATACAAAGAACATTCTTTTAAATGAAGGTATGAGAGCATGGATGTCATCTGTAGACCAACCGCATGAGAACTTCGTGTTCCCAGAAGAAGTCTTGCCACGAGGCAACGCACTATAAATACGAAGGAGTCTACGGACTCCTTTTTTATTAAGTATAAATACTATTATGAAAATCAAAAAAGATCAACTCACTCAAGAGTTAAGAGAAGTTGTTGGAGATAGAGATATAACTTTTGAATCAATAACTGACCCATCAGATCTAATTGATGTAGATATAGACCCCGAAGGTTTCTATCAAGGAAGAAAGACAGTTGCAGATATGTTAATCGAATCAAGACAAAAACTAGATGAATATGGTAGACAACTCAAGAAAATCCAATCACAAAGCAGCGAAGAAATTAATTAGATTAGCGAAAGAAAATCCTGATATGTACTCACGTTCTGAAGTGATGTATGCTAAAATGATCAAGCGTGTGACAAAGAAGGACGGTTTGGAAACTGGCACACTTGACAAAAAATAGGTAGTGTAGTATACTATATACTATTACAAAGGACTCGAAAGATCGTAACCCTGCGTAGATAAAAAGGCACCCATGTCGGGGAGTCTATCATCCGCAGGTTTTTTAATGACTTGCGAGACAATAAAACAATCATGAATTTCAAATCAACAATCGCTGCAGTAGCAGCATCTCCATTCCTATTAGCTGGTGCAGCATTTGCTGGTCCTTACGTGAATGTAGAAACAGTATCATCTTACACAGGTGACGATTACACAGGACTTTCAACAGAATTCCAAATTGGATATGAGGGAGAGAACTGGTATGTATCAGGTGGTCCTGTAGTAACATCTCCAGATGGCGGTGAGTCTTCAACAGACTTCATTGGTTATGTTGGTGGATCATTAGATCTAACTGAGTCAATCGGTGCTTACGGTGAAGTATCTCTTCTTACAGACGAGACTGCTGACAACGCATACGGTGTTAAAGTTGGTGCTAAGTACACATTCTAAATAGTATCGAGACCTTTCGTGTGTCTCTACATTCGGAACTTACAGACCTCTGCTTGACAGGGGTCTTTTTTTATGGTATGTTACCTTCATACATAAATTACAACTTATTGTATACGCATGGAATCCAAATATGAAACTGTTCTTTATTCCAGAGACAACTGTCAATGGTGTGAGAGAGTAAAACAATTAATGGATAGTGTTAAGTTTCCATACATTGAGTATAAGTATGGTGTTGACTTTACACGCAAAGAGTTCTATGCTGAGTTCGGAGAGGGTGCAACCTTTCCTCAGGTGCAAATAGATCACAAACACATAGGTGGTTGTAAAGATACCTTGCACTTCTTACAGGAAGAGGGAATTATTTAATGGATGACATTTATGAAATGGTCGATCAAGCAATTGATCTTGCTTTCAAAGATGACAAATTTTACTTTAAGTGTTATAATTACTTGAAGGACTCAAAAGCAACACGAGCATACACTAGGAAGTTTATCGACTCTCCTACTGCAGGTGGTCTTGCTTTAACTATTTCTGACCTTGATGCATACATCAAAGGTGGTTCTGATTCTGAACACCAAATGCTTCGTGAAGCATATGGTTATCTTGGTAAACCAAGAGCAAGAAAAATCAGAAAATATCTCTATAGTATCTTAGAAGGTGCTTGGTTGTATGAAAAGGAAAGGAAACCTGGTCGTAAGAAACGGTCTAAATAAAAACAGATACTCAAGGGGGAACTAATGGAATCTTTTATTTTAGAAATCACATTAGTTGTTCTGGTCACAATCGGAGCATTCTTATTGGGGATTACGATTTCATGGTTAGCAAAAGGATATGTAGAAGACTACATTGAAAATGCTGCCTATGCTAAATCTGTATCTCATCCAGAAATGTTAGATGATGATGGGCAAGTAGTTCAAGATGATCTACTATACCTTCGTGACATGATCGTTGAAGACGACGATGAAGATGACGATTAATTAATCATGCCAAAAACACTTGAAAATAGCAACACTAGATTGCTTATTAGTGAGGTCTTACGTAAGGTCTCTAATGCTAAAACTAAAAAAGAAAAGGTAGCACTCCTACAAAAACATAATAGTGTTGCGTTAAGGCAACTGATGATCATTAATTTTGATGAATCTATTGTGTGCCTGATGCCAGAGGGAGAGGTACCATTCAATCCTAATGATGCACCTGTAGGGACAGATCATACTCGTTTAGAATCCGAGTACAGAGGTCTCTATAGGTTTTTTAGAGGTGGAGAACCTAAACTTCCTCGTGTTAAGAGAGAACAAATGTTCATTCAATTATTAGAAGGTTTATCTGCTGAAGAGGCAGAACTTTTAGTCCTCTGTAAAGATGGTAACTTGAATGACAAGTACAAAAGGATTACTAAAGCAGTTGTCTCTGAAGCATTCCCACAAATTACATGGGGAGGTCGTTCGTGAAGATCTTAAAACAAGATTGTAAGAAGGACGAAGCACTAGACAAGACACTACCATATACATGCTATCTTATCATCTATAAAGTGGATGGTGTAGAGAAGTATGATCTTGCAATGGCATCTAAACAGGTAGATCTTTTTGATCATTACTATGATGCATATAAAGAAAACTTTATTAGTATGATGCAAGCGGAAGGTAGGGTTGCACCTGGTATGTGGACAGATCCTGCAGAAAAAGCAAAGAAACCTAAGAAAAAACGATGACAGTATACAAGAACTTTAAAAACCCATCTCAAATGACAGAGAAGGAACAACAAGAACTAGGTGGTAAAGCAGTTGGTGCTGTTATTACATTCTTTCTTAAACCTTTTATTGTAAAATGGGTATGGAACTGGGTCATGCCATCCCTGTTTGGATTAACTGTAATTACATATTGGCAAGCACTAGCACTAGGTCTATTAGTATCACTTCTATTCAAAACTTATGAAAATAACTAAGGTATCTGTTACACCAGACGCTGAAAAGTTAATTGGATACATTGCTCGTGTGAGCAATCCTAAGAATCAGGAGAACCCTGAGGTAGCAGGACTACTAAAGTATTGTATCAAGCATGGTCATTGGTCTATCTTTGAGCAAGCAAGTATGACAGTAGAGATTGAAACTACTCGTGGTATTGCTGCACAAATACTCAGACATAGATCATTTACATTCCAAGAGTTCTCTCAGAGATATGCTGATACTAATCTATTAGCAGATGAGATACCGATGTTTGATCTCCGACACCAAGATACAAAGAATAGACAGAACAGTACAGATGACGTACCCTACAACAAAAAGAAAGACCTTGAGTACAAGATTGCGGAACACTTCGTTGAAGCGATGGATCTCTACAATGAACTCCTCGCTTCGGGTATTGCGAAGGAGTGTGCGAGATTTGTTCTCCCTCTAGCAACACCTACAAGATTGTATATGACAGGAACAGTTCGTTCTTGGATACATTACATACAACTAAGGGGTGGACATGGTACACAGAAAGAGCATATGGATATTGCTCATGCCATTGAAGACATCTTCATCAAAGAATTTCCTATCACATCTGAAGCATTGGAGTTTTAACATGCCTATTTACCCAGTAATAAATAAAAATACCCAAGAGAAACAAGAACTCCATATGAGTTTAAAAGATTATGAGCAGTGGAGAGAAGACAATCCCGAATGGGATAAAGACTGGTCTGCAGGAACTGGTGGTGTTACCTATGGTACTCCTAAGATGGAAGATGGATTCAAAGAAGTGATGTCTAAAGTCCAAGAGAATCATCCTACTGCTAATCTTTCGAGGTTTACATAATGCCAAGAGCGAGAAAGAAAATGAATGGAAATGGTCAGAACGGAGGACCTATCCAACCTATGTCTAAGAAGATGATGAAACGTAAGAAACCCATCGACAAATCTTACATGACACCCATCGAACCTATCACTGAGAATCAGAAGACAGCGTTCGCAGAGTATCAACGTGGGCAAAATTTATTATTACATGGAGCAGCAGGAACAGGTAAGACATTTATTTCATTGTATCTCGCACTCCAAGAGGTACTTGACGAATCCACACAATATGATAAAATAGTAATCGTAAGGTCATTAGTTCCTACTAGAGAGATTGGTTTCCTACCAGGTGACCATGAAGATAAATCTTATCTCTATCAGATACCATATAAAAATATGGTAAGGTATATGTTTAGTATGCCTGATGACAATTCATTTGAGATGTTATACGACAATCTCAGATCTCAAGACACTATAGATTTCTGGTCTACCAGTTTCATTCGTGGTGTCACTCTTGATAATACTATCGTTATTGTAGATGAGTTCAGTAATTTAAACTTTCATGAACTCGACTCTATGATTACAAGGATAGGTGAAGATTCTAAGATTGTTTTCTGTGGAGACATAGCACAGTCAGATTTAACAAAAGAGTATGAGAAGTCTGGCATCTCAGATTTTATTAGAATCATTAACGAAATGAAAGAGTTCACATGTGTCGAATTTGATATTGGTGACATCGTTCGCTCTGGATTAGTTAAGTCGTATCTAATTGCGAAATATAATCTAGGATTTTCTTAATGACTTTTACATTTATTGATGTTGATCTCGAACCCCTTGAGGTCGAACCTGTGAATAAAGATGGTGTTAGGTTTTATAAACTACCTAAAACTGATAAATATTACCCAAGCGTCACCTCAATCACATCGTTTAAGAACGCTGCTTTCTTCTCAAAGTGGAGAAAGAAAATTGGTGAAGACGAGGCGAATCGTATTACTGCAAGGGCAACACAGAGAGGAACTGCGTTTCATAGTATCGCAGAAGATTACATCAATGGTGAACTGGATCTCGACAAGTACTTGGATAATAATCCATTATCTGTTAGAATGTTTCAGTCCGCAAAAGATACTCTCAATCGAATAGACAATATACATTGTTTAGAAGCATTTCTTTACTCACACTACCTTGGTTTAGCAGGTCGTGTTGATTGTATAGCAGAGTTCGACGGTGAGTTGGCAGTAATTGATTTTAAAACGTCCACTAAAGAAAAGAAAGAGGAACACATCGAAAACTATTTTGTACAAGAAACTGCATACGCAGCGATGTTCCTTGAACGCACTGGAATTGAGGTCAAGAAAATTGTCACACTTATCGCAACAGAAGAGGGATCTATACAAATCTTTCAGAAGCACAATCTTGATGACTATTTACAACTACTTAAATCCTACATTGAGGAATTTGTTAGGGGAAAAGTTAATGCCTAAAGATGCTAAGAAAGGTCAAGACGATAACTTCCTGACACCAACTAAGTTCTCTCAAGAGATTGAAAGATTAGTCAAAGCAAGTAACGGATTGATCACTTACATTGAAGCAATCGTTACCTACTGCCAAGAGAATGAGGTTGAGTTAGAAACTGTACCTAAGTTAGTTTCTAAACCATTAAAAGAACGTCTCCGTCATGAAGCACAGAGACTAAACTACATGAAGAAATCTTCCAAAGGAGTTCTACCACTGTGACAGGATTTGAAGTGTATAAAATGTATCTTGCATTGAAACAACACTTCACTAAAGAAAAGTACGACTACCACAAGTATCGTGGTAAGGTTCGTGCAAGTGAAGATGCCTTTGAACAACGACACGATCGTTACTTCTTTAAGAAATTAGCAACTAAGTATTCACAACAAGAAATTGTAGATTACTTCGTTGCTAATTTTATATTTGATCCTAAAGGTTATATAAAATCATTTAATGATGATGTTTATAGGAACTGGAAGGTCAATCAAGAATCTTTCTCTTATAAATTTAAGGAAGATGTATGTTTACTATTGGATGAGTATGATTATCCCTATCAAGATTATTTTGATAGAGTATTTTCTATTAAACATGGTAAGCATCCTAAACTATTAAAGTCTTATCTTGCAGGAGAGGTTTCATTAGAAACTCTTGTAGTATTTGAAACATGTTTAGGATTTGTAAAAGATTTTGATAGAGTTCTAACTGACCCTATATGGAAAGAAGTTAGAATGAAAATTATTAAATACCAACCCTTCATAGCATTAGATTGTAATGTTTATAGAGGAACTATTTTAGACACAATAGCAACAAAAGTATGACAGAATTTTTTCAATCAGAACAAGTACAAGAAGACCTTAGAGATATATTTACAACGTATCAAACTCTTGCATCTATGACAGCAAGGATACAGTTTGAACCTAAAGAAACACGTGTAGAACATATCGATAAGTGTAATGATCTTATTGATAAGCAAAGAACATTCTACACACGGTTATGTCTCTCTGCTGCAGAGGATGCAGAGGCAGCAGACATGAAAGAAAGAATTAACTTAATGTCAAAGGCATTTGGATTCAGTAACTTATATGAGTGTTTGGACAAATTAACAGAGACATTAGACGCTGCTAGAAAGAAAGAACTTGACAAGTGATAAATAGTATGGTACGATTACACAGTACAATACACACAATACAAAAATACGGAGAATACGATTATGTCTTTTGCATCACTTAAGAAAGCTGCCTCTGCAGGTAGTACCCTTAGCAAACTGACACAAGAGATTGAGAAAATCAATCAACCTCAACAGAACAACAGTGCTGATGAGAGATTTTGGAAACCAGAACTTGATAAGTCTGGTAATGGCTATGCAGTCATTAGATTCCTTCCTGCACCTGATGGTGAGGATATGCCTTGGGCAAAGGTATGGAGTCATGCATTCAAAGGTCCTGGTGGACAATGGTATATTGAAAATAGTTTAACAACTATTGGAAAGGATGATCCAGTTGGCGAATACAATCGTGAACTATGGAACAGTGGCAAAGAGTCCGACAAGAACATTGCTCGTGCTCAAAAGAGAAAGTTATCTTACTATTCTAATATCTACGTTGTGTCAGATCCTGCACACCCAGAGAACGAAGGTAAGGTTTTCTTGTATAAGTATGGTAAGAAGATCTTTGACAAACTCGTTGAAGCAATGCAACCTGCATTTGCAGACGAGACACCACTAGATCCTTTCAACTTCTGGAAGGGTGCTGATTTTAAATTAAAGATCAGAAAGTTAGATGGTTACTGGAACTATGACAAGTCAGAGTTTGCAAGTACATCAACACTCGGTGGATTCGACGACTCTAAGTTAGAGTCTATCTGGAAAGAGGGATACTCTTTAACAGAATTTGAAAGTGCAAAGAACTTTAAAGAATACGATGCTTTAAAGAAACGTCTTGACCTTGTGTTGGGTTTAACAACTCCACACCCTGTCGTAGAAGACGAATCACTTGAAGACTTGTCGGAAGGAAAGAACGGTTCTTGGGGACAAGAAGTATCAGACTTCAGAGAGAAAGCAGTTGCTTCTTCTCCAGTACAAGATGAAGAGGATACATTATCATACTTCTCTAGATTAGCAGAAGAAGATTAGGTTCACTTTATAAACTGGCACAAGGGGAGTTTACAACGCTCCCCTTTTTGCTATAATATAAACATAGTAATTAAACAAATGAAAGTATTTCTTGCCTCAGTAATCGCACTAACTCCTGTTTCTGCTATTGCTAATGAATATCAAGAAGGATATTCACTCACTAGGACATGTACAAAAACAGAGTACAGAGAAGAGTATGTACCAGGTACGATGAATAGTCCTGGTTATGTAAAGAGTTGGACAGACAC